TTCTACGTTAAATTTAGCGTGATGATTATACGCCCAAATATTTACTGTAAATTTTGTCATGGTTTTGTCTTTCTATTTGTCAATTGTGGCGGAACAATGTCCCGCCACAAAAAAAGTATTAATTATACACCTTCAACGCCAAAGATACCTCTAGGGTCAGAAACTCCAAAAGAGTATCTTTCTCTAGCTTTGTATCTTACATTGCCAGTATCGAAGTCGCCTTCCATAGCTGTAGTCAATGGTGCTCTGTTAAACATTTTCATACCGTTAGGCACGTCTGTAATGATATAGAACGCATCTGAGTCAGTTAAATAGTTGTTGACTCTGTATCCTTGAGGAATCATTCCCATAGATACGATTGAGTTTATATCGTTATCAGCTGTTCCAGTTCTACCTTGAGACTTCATCAATCTTTCAGCTGTGAATTGTAGCTCAGAAGGAATAATCATTTTTACTCCTCTAGCAGCAATTCTTAAACCTCTTTCGTCACTCATTTGACCAATATCTATTAAAGATTGTTCTAATGAAGTTTCGTTAAGGTCAGCTTGAGTTGCTAAAGTATTAGCAAAAACACCAGCCACTGTTGGGTGATCTGTGTTAAATAAACTAACACCGTCACCTGAATCAAAACCATTCGTAGTTGGAAGACCTTGAATTAGTGGTTCAACTGCTTTTACTTGTTTAGCATTACTCATAGATCTAGCTAAAGCTTTTGTATATCTAGACGCAAGTCTATCATACAAGTTGTCCTCGATTGCTTCTTCAGTAATCGCGAACGCTAAAGCTACAGTCTCGTGAGTGTAACGAGCTGTGAAAGTTTCCTGTGCTTCATCAAATGAAACTCCAGAACCTTCACCTTTTACTTGTGCGTTTGCAAAACCACTTAACATTACTTCTTCTTCAAAAGCTCTGTCAGATGATTCTGTGGCATAAATTTCAGCATGCTGATTTTCATACCTTTTGTATTCCAGGCCGAATAGTGCATTCAATCCTGGCTCTAGTTCTTTAACTAGTTGTGATCGTGATATAGCCATAATTTAATCTCCTATTCTAGCTTAGTTTTGTAGTTCAATTAGATTAGCAACTACTACTACAGATCTGAAAGCCGCATTTTCATCGTTTTCAGGATCTTCAGCAGATCTTAATAATCTCCATGAAGCTGCATCAGCACTTGTGTCGCCGATATCTAGTGTAGCTGAAGACTTACCAGTAGTTGTACTACCAGCAGAAGTATTCATATCATACGTTTCTAAATATCCAGCTTGTGCTACAACAGCATCAGTTGCTACTACATATTGTTGTTGTGGGTTATCGAATACAAATGCATCGATATCCTCTGAGTTTGCTGGTGTTACTTGAACGTAATGATTCGCAAACGTTGGCTTCAAAGTTGTAGCCGCGTTATAGAAGATTCCGTTAAGTACGCCTAGGATAGGAGTATCAGTTCCTTGTCCTTCAACGATATAACCAGCAGCAGAAGCTACCGCACCACCATTAAAAATAGTAGTCGCATAGCCCGCATCGATTTTGTATTTGCCCTGACCAGAAGTCGCTGGTGTTGAACCAAGCGTTCCTGCAGCAGTCAAACCAAAACCTTGTGTGTTTCTATTTGCCATAGTTGTTTTCTCCATATGCACCTATCCTACGGACAGGTACGGTTTAATTTAATCCAGTGATTTAGAAATAGTTAAAAAATTATTTCTTAGTACCACCGAAGGTTACACGAGACTGCCTATCAACATTGATCGGCATTCTACTATCCTGCTCCTTCATTAAATCGTTTCTTACAGCTTCGTCTCTTTGTTTATGACGGTCAGTCATATACGCTTGTCTTTGCTTCGCGATCTCTTCAGGTACCTTCGCAAGTAGAAGGCCTCCAACTCCAACAACTCCCTTGTATTTCCCGTCTTCAACGGTCGGATAGTCAGATGCATTTTCGACTTCTTCAGATCTTACTAGTTCATATCCTTCTCTTAATCTTCCAGATATGTTTTTCGTATCTTGAAAGCCAACGCTTTCTGCTCTTATCCATCTATACCTGAAACCATCAGGTGCAGGGGGTGCGTCTAGAGCTGACGGATGGACCCAAACTTTTGGCCTTTCAGTCTTTGACCTAGTTTGACTCGCACGAGAAGTAGTTTTATTTTCTTTTTCCATACGCTTATGCCTCCTTCGTGAGTTTTAATTGTTTTGCGTAGTCTTCGAGTGGCACTCCTAATTTTTTAGCTATTGCTACTTGAGAAGAAGTGAGTCTTACAGTTTTGCGTCCAGGTTTTACGCTTCGTGAAGCCGATGCAACCGTTTGCACGGGAGTAGACGTTTTCTCTTCTGTAGTATTACCAAATCTAGCAGGAAAGTCAACTTTCATTCTTCGATCTATTTCTTGATAATAGTCCTGTGAAGAAGTATCATAACCTTCATTCTCCAAATCTTGGTGGTGTGCTATAGCTGTATTAGTCATGGCTCTATTACTTCCGAACCATTCATTTTTAGCAGCCCAAGCTTCCGCTTTCGCATCTGGCATTGGTGTACTTGCAGGTAAAGACTGTGCAATGTTTCCACTGTCAGCAGATTGTACAGTTGATTCTGCACTAACCTGTTCTTTACTTTGTTTTGCTTGTTTAATCCTAGCATTCTCAAAAGAGAGTTCTGCTATTCTTTTATTTGCTGCAATTTGAGCTTTTGCATCTTGTGTCTCGATAGCGGTTGCGAGTTCTCGCTCTGCAGCCTCTAATCCAGCACCGACATTTTTCTCAAATTTATCTAAATAATCTAAATCTGTTTTTTGAAAACGAGAATAATCTTGTTTTCTTTTTTCTTCAACCGACCTAGCATATTCTATGGCAGCTTGTTCTCTACGTTCTGCTTCTCTCATCTTTCGAGTAAGTTTAGCAATACGTGATTGAACACCTTTACTATATTCTTCTAATTTTTCTTCGTCCTGTTTTACTTCTTCTTGTTTTGTTGTTTCTTTTTCTTCTGCTTGAACATCCAACTGCTCATCAGATTTCTCAGATGAATCATTGGACTCAGTATTGTTTTCAACTGTTTCATTTTCTACCTCGATTTCGTTTTCTTTTTTATCCTCTTGCAGATCAATTTCTGCACCAGGGCCCGATGTATCGATATCAACAGTTTTATTTTCTTCTGGCATAGTTACTCCTTCCTATGTTTAGAACTCATGCAAGATGTCCTCTGGACTATCAATTGTTGCTAACACTTCATCGTCGTTTAGCAGACGTATTTCCCCACCATCTATCTTGATCCGTGAGCCAGCGTAACGTGCAAACATTACCCACTCATTGACCTTGCACCATGGACCATCAGGATATCTCTCCTTATCCTTATAACAATCTGGACCCATAGCTAAAACCAGACCACACTGTGATGCAACTTGTTGCTTCTCTAATGTAGTTTCGGCTAATACTAATCCACCTTTAGTTTTCTCTTTCATTTTAAAAGGTAAAACTAAAAGTCTCCAACCCGTAGGTTGTGGTACTTTTCCTTCTTCTTTTTTCTCTGATTTTTTTACACCAACAAGATCATTGTTTGGTGTTAATATCGATGACTGTTCCTTCATT